CGTTACTTGAGCTGCTAATTATACGTACGGTATATTGTTAATTTTTATATTTTTATTTTATTTATTTTTTATTTATTTTTATCATATCTCTTTTACATTTTTATTTGGTTTTATAATTATTTACTATATATATAAGTTGGCCATACGTTTCAAAACAAACGATTAGCTAATGTACCTAGCCCTGGATAGAAACTATTTAAGGCTCCAGTTGCCATACTACGGAAAGAAGGCAAGTTTGCCACTTCCTTGACCACGTTCATAAACCCAACAGGATCCACGGCAGTACTAACGGAATCGGCCACAATGTATTGTGTAGTGGTGGTAGATGGAATTCCCTCTAAATGATATATAACCTCAATCTCACACACATTTGTGCTATTAGCACAACCGGTGAAACCAATAATTACGGCCTCGTGACCATCAATTCGGAGGTAAGACGCATCACCACTATTAACATAACTAAGTGACGTTTGGTCAGTAATGTTGAATCCAATGGCTGAGTCATTTGGCAGTCTAAAGTTGAATGCATTTGCTGATGAGATCTTTGGAATAATTTCCATAGGTCCTTCAGATAGTTTGACAAGAGAGGTTTCGCAAGCATCCGGTAGTGACGGTATCTGTGAAAGATCCACCTTTGATGAGCTAGTCGGCACACCATAAGCTATTAACGTATTCGCCTTTGTAGCATTAGTATTTGTAGCATTGGAAGTAATGCCTCCAACGGGATCGCCACGTGAGTTTATATATGAAGATATCGGAACTTTAGCAGCAACCATTACACCTGAATTGTTGGTCATGGAAGCCATGCCAACAAGTCGAACACCATATCCTACAATTCTATAATTGGCAAATTGAGTGGCAAGAGATGAAGAACTTGTATATCCAACAGCACTACTTACAGTGTTGTTATCCAACGAAGTCCAATCACCCCCACCAACAATACTACCACGTGGTGATATCATGTGCCAATAGGCACTAGGCAGCACCACTAAATCAGCTTCACCAGAAGCATTAGTTTGTATAGTGTATCGACGGGTAATGTGTGATGCTTTAGTAGGAACACTAAACATATCAGGGACACGAGCGCCACAAGCTTCTGCAGCAAAGGGAGTCGATAAAGCAGCTCTATAGCTTGCCAGAATCCCAGTACCAGGTTTCTCAAGTGCAGACTTTGACTTAACTTTCTTCTTTGGAACAAGAGCAGTTTGCTTAGCATTATAAGGCACAACCGCCATGGTATTTTTATTTTTATTTTTATTTTTACCCATGATAATTTATAGAGGACTAATTAATAAACGACTTTATATAATAACAGAATTTTAATTTATAACTAATAATAACATATAACAAATATTGGCTTTGTCAGCCACCCTCTACATTAGTGTGACGGGAATATCACACAAATCAGAAAGACGGTAAGAGGAGACGTCCAACTGAATTGTTTTATAATGGTTTTCGATTGCTCGCTGCTCGTCAGGCGTGAATCCCCATGCTAAGAAAACATCAAGTCTGGCATTATCAGTGACCAAAGATCTTTTGCTATCTAGGCCAATTCTCAACATTGACATCCCCGTCTGCATCGTTGTGTCTCTACTAACATTGGACTGCAACCCAACCCTCATCATCATACTGTACATTTCCTGCATAATAGGAACACCACTATTACACGCTAATCCGCATTCACCAACAGCAT